TCTTGTTGGCGACCAACCACATCGCCAGTGTGCGGGTCAAACCGATCAAACCTGACCGGCCCACACAGCTCAGCAACTGCCACGAACGCGGCCAGCGGGTCTTTACCCCAGCCCTTACACCTGCGCAACTCCACCTCATCCCACCGACGGTTACCATGCTCATCCACAGCATAGAACCACAGCAGAAACCGTGCCTGCTCAGGAGTGGGCAACCATGGCTTAGACTTGTCCGCAGGACTGCGTAGATTCTCAAAACCCCACTGCAGCACACCCCACCCAAGAGTATACTCAGGCAGAATGTACCGCCCATCCGGCCCAACAGTCCAAGTAGGATCAATCACTCTTCAATCACGTCCTTCCACGCAGGGTTCAGGTTTCCATTCTTCATGTAACCTACACGAACCTGCGAAGGCAGGTAAGTGTTGCCGCGGACCCGGTTACCGCCCAACTGCTCCAGCGGAACCCCTGGCTCACGGTGGAAACGCACCACATAATCACACTCCGCACGCTCATCCGTTTGGAAGTACGAGTTACCCTCAACCACAGTTCTAGCCGCGTTTGTCACCGCAACAGCTGCCCAGTCAACCCTAGGCTTACCAGCAGGCTCCAAACGCAACTTGTTCTCTAGCCCCACGTTGTAAATCTTGTTACCACGCACTGTGGTACCAGGCTCAGACACAGCAACACCAAAGTTCAGGGCCGACCCAATATAGTTACCCTCAACCAGTGACTCACCGCCCACCGAGATACCGTTATCCCAGGACTGGGGTAGCACATTACCCCGGATAACCGCATAGTAGCACTTCTTGGTAAGTCCAATGGGTTCAAACGCGGTCCTCGACTCCACCATAGTAATGTGGTTCGCGTCGATCATTGCCCGTATAGGTGCCATAGAAGTGTCTTTAGCATTATGGTTCAGCATCACCCCCATACCTCCGGACACATTACTAATGGTGTTGTCCCTAATCACCACATCAGGTGCGTAGTTCTGCACCAAAACACCCCCACCCGTAGCGGGGGCCTCCACGCCTAACGTAGGAATCAGCCCAGCCCCATTCAATTTGTTACCCTGCACACGGTTACGGGCAGCCTCGCCAGGCTTAACCTGCGTACCCAACCCCTGTAACAAAATCAGGTTCGCGGGGGCATTCCGCAAATCACACTCCTCAATCACCGAATCCGACACATCAGACAGCTGCAACAGATTCTTAGACGGGGACAGCGCTGTACCCTGCAAATCAGCCACCAAGCCCCGCAAGGCCACATGATGCACCCCCACGCCCGCACGTGCGCAGAACATAGCTGGACCATTCAGCTGTGACGGCTCCGCCTTAAGCACAGCCCCCACAGCACTACCAATCCGCTTACCCGAAGCCTTATCCAACCACATAGTAGAAGTGACCACTGACTCCCCCACCAGGACAATCTCAGACACATTGGGGGAATCCAGCGCCGCCTGTAACTCCTTAGTCACATCAGCGCCACGCACATACGCCACTGACTCCACACTAGTCACTACACCCCCAGGCGTAGGGGCGGGGGCTGGCGAAGGAGTAGGAAGGTTCTTCAGCGCCTCCTTCACTACTTCCGTGGCTGTGGTCTTGGCAGCCTCTGTCGCCTGTTTCACAGCACCGCCTGCTACCTCACTGGCGGCCTCACGCGCGGCGTCCACAGCAGCGGTCCTAACACCCCCGACAGCCTCTGTAGCGGCTACACGAGCGGCCTCCGTAGCAGCTTGCACCGTGGAGGTAGACGCCTCAGAAACTACCTGCTTAGCCGCTTCCTTGGCGGACTCCACCGCCCCCGCCACAACAGCATTCGCCGCATCAGTTGCAGCGGACCTAGCTTCCTTCTTAAGTGCCTCTGCATCGATCTGGCCTCCACCAGCAGTACCCTGCGCCACAAACAAGTTAGCCAGTGCCACATCACCCTCGGGTACATCAATGTCAACGTTGAATGCCTGCCCATTCCGAGCAACCACAGTTACGGTCCACAACCCCTGCGGAACCGACATGGTGGTTTCCTTGTCCGTCAACCGATACCGCAACGCCCAACCACCACGACTACTACGCCACGTAGTGTCCGCATAGTGCGCACCCTTGATCACATCACCAGCAGTTCCCTTAATAGTCGCCATTAGCTCCCCTATCCAGCTCAAACGCCTGCAATAGATAATCCTTAATTTGCACAGTCTCCTGTGTCTCCTGCTCGGGTACTCTAAGCATACCCACACGCCTCCTAGACGCCTCAGACACCATCAGGTCACCCCACATGGTGTTAACTTCCTTGAGCATCTGTGCGCTCATGCGCTTGGCATTCAGCAACTGGTTAGTCGCCTCAGCGGCAACCTGTGCTAACGCCCAGTCCGACGGCTCATAAATCTGTGCCTGCACCGACCTGCCAAGCGCCTCCCACAGGTCCAACACCATGGGGTGCGGGTCTACTACCCGTAGGGGTGGCTGCGGCACAGTCAGATGACTCACCCCCACACTCACCCCCGGTTCAGACATTCCAGAACGCTTCAATGTCCGTTCAGATACAGGGCTAGGCAGAGGCCCTCTTGTACCCAATCACCCTCACCTCCAACTCTCGTTAAGTGGTTTTGTTTTTGCTTTTCGCCGCCTGGCGCGCAACCCAGCAGTGGCCTCGCCCCGCGTCTTCCAGGCGTGACATGCTTTACACAGCAACTGTAAGTTTGTCAAACTGTGGTCATCACCTGCACAGATGTGGTCAACCTCCGTTCCCTCAGCGGGACACCTCACGCCACCAACAGTGCCCTGACACCGCCCGTTGTCACGGACAATCACGATCCTGCGCCTGGCTTCCCAGTCCCTGGGCAGACGACTCCTACGGTTTGATGTTTCCCATGCCATGCCCACGACGCTACCGCAAGCTCACCCTCTCGCGCAACCCAGGGCGTCCCCAGACCGTCAGCCCACCGATCGGCCGCAACCCGCACCCACCTTGTGGGGCGGGCATGGCCCTAAAACGCTCTCATTGCCGTCTCTCGCGGCCCAAATCCCTTCCCGAGGGTAGTTGCTGCGGAGAGGGTGTCCCAATGCCCCAGAGAGGCTCACAGGCGTGATTTAGCCGTTCTACGGTAGCTATGCAACGCTTGATTTGCATAATTACCCCCGAAAGTGTGAGTGACTTGACAAGGGTTCCGCTAAGCGCAGGTCCCTGACCTGCATTAACCGGAACAGAAACCGTCACTACCTGCACGTTTGTGTTCTGAAACCCGTATGCTATAATGAGCTTAAGCGATCGGGAAAAATAAATATATATATATATATATAAATATATATTAATTATTATATATATTAATATAAACATATATTACTACCTACCGTAAGATATAATATAACCTACCTGCTTCTTA